TCCTTTCGGGTACGGTTCAATTCCGTAATTTAGTTTTTTCATATACTCTTTTCTTTTTGTTTTACTTGTTGCGCAGTAAAATTCGTGTTCGTCTTCGGGTAGGTTAAATTCAAGTGTTGCTTTCATATGTTTCGTTGTAGTATTGTTCTTCTGATTTTCTAACGTGGTTATTAAATAAGTTTTTATATTGTTCTTCTTGCCTACCTTTATAAAAAGCCTTCATTATCTGCTCCTTCTCCATTGCTTTGGCTTTAGTTAAAGCAACAAGTCTTGACATATGAAACATTTTACCACTTATTTCTCCATCTTGATGCATATTAAACAACTCTTTTATTTCTTGATTATAATATTCTACTGCTGTTTTCATTCTATTCTGATTTAAAGGTTAATTATTTCTTGTTTTACTTCTTTATAATATTCAATGGCATTAAAAGTTGTATAAAATACATTACCATTAGTTAATGTGCCAAATGACTTCAAAATTTCATCAACTGTAATCAAAGCAATTAATCTCAAAGTATCAATATCGTGTTCAAACCAAGTGTAATGCGCTCCTGCATATTCTTGATATTGGTATGAACTTGCTTTTTTTGCTTTTTCAACTAATTCTTTTGCTTTTTCTTTCGGTGTCATTCTATTCTGATTTAAAGGTTTCGTTGTAGTATTGTTCTCCATCTTCATGGTCCCCAGTCCATTCACAATCGTTATAAGCATTTACAATTTGCTCTTTCTCCATTGCTTTGGCTTGGTCAAATAGTTCTTCAAACAATATATCTTGCTCATAGGTTAATTCTACTCTAATGCGTTTTTTCAACCACTCTACTGCTGTCTGTTTCATATTATTTTTATTTATTCGTGCAGTAAATCGCACTATATTTTACAATTCTTTGTTTTTCTTATTTACTTTAATCAAATAGTGCATCTTAAAGCACTTCATTTGTTCTGCTAATTATTGTTTCATAGTTCTTTTTTTAGTTTTTCAATATACAACGTTGCGTCCATTAATTCATCTTGTAAATGGTTTAACCACCCTAATAAATCAACGTCGGTTCTATCTAAGTTAGTTCCGTATTTGCGTAAGCCTTTTTTGCTCCTTTCGTAGTACTTTGTCATTACTGCTATTAATACCGTGTCTTCGTGTTGAATGGTGTTTTCGTGTGTTATGTTCATATCGTTTTCATTAATAGGTTATAGTATTCGCGGCATAACTCTACGCGTTCTTTTATTTTTTCAATTACGGCTTCGTCCCTTCGAATAAACCAATACTTTACCCTTTTATGTTCGGGTATGTGGTCAAAAACGTGTTTACTTTCTACCTCTTTTCTTAGTTCCGTGTTTTCTTCGATTAAATTAAATTTCCAATGCGCACGCCTTATTTCGTCTTCTACCATTTGAAATGGGGTATTGATTAGGCAATATGCTAAAATGCTTTCTTGTTTTCCCGTTAACCACATATACCCTTGCAGTTGAAAAAAATAATCCTTATTAGGGACTTCCGTATCGAAAAACGGAAACGTTGTAGCGTCCCAAGAGCATTTAACATCTAATAACACTTCGTCCGTATTTACGTCGGGTGTTCCCTTAACCCAATCGTTTTCGAAAAACTCGTAATTCTTATAAATAAACTTATAGTTTAATACCTCGTTTACTAACGCTATTCCGATTTCCTCTACCTCGTTACCTTTATCCGTGTAACGCGAACTAAATTCTTTTTTGATTCCGTATTTTTCTTCTAACACTAAATCGTGAACGTAGGTTTTAGCCGTTTCGGATAGCACCTCCCCCGCTTTACGGGGGGTTGCCATTATCTTACCAATTTGTGAGCATCTTACTTTCATAACAACTTAATTAAATTAGAAGTTCAAATAGCTTCAATCATTTTTAATTGCGCTTCCGTAAGGCTAAAATTAACTAACAATTCCTCCTTAGTGTATTTACCCGCGGAAATGGTTTCGATTGCCTTGCCTAACCTCTTGTTATCAATGGTTGGTTTCTTTGGTTCGTCTTTTACTTGTTCACCGCTTGCGTCCGTATCTTTGTCCGTAACCAAACCACAAATTGAACTAAGGCAGTAACGACGGAAATAGGTGCAACCGCTCCCGAATGATTGGTAAGAATTCATACCCTTAAGTTCAACTTGCGGAATTAATGTAGTGCTTTCGATTGATTCGCCCGTTTCTACGTGGAAAAGAACGGTAACTAAATAGTTTTCCCCATCTTTAGAATTAAGCAACTGAGTGAATCCTAATCCGTGTTTTTTTAGTAGCGGGTTAATCTTTTCAAAGATAGCGGGTAAATCTGCGTAAGAATAACCGAAGCCTTGTGTACCCTTGTGAATTACGGGTACTTCTTGTTGGAATGCTGCCAACGATTTAAATAAATTTTTCATAGCGTATAAAAATTAATGTGCGTTACCAAGTCGCACCCCTTGTTTTTTTATTTACTTTGTAAAATTTCTATTTGTTTTTTGTAGCTTTCAATTACTTTTTTACAATTATTAACATATCCTTGTTGAAACGTATAAGCGGTTAATATTTGATTTTCCAATCTTTTAATGTTTTCTTGTAATTCAATTTGTTTTTTCATAGCGTTTTCGTTTTTAATTATACACAAATGTAATACTAATAATTTAATTAGCAATACTTCGATATAATTAATTTGTTAAAAAATGTTAAAATTTATTTATGAATTCTTGAATAGGCAACAAGATTCCTTTACTCGTATTGGAATCCCCGCCTTTTACGTCTCGTTTTGTACCTATGTATTTTCTGCAAAGTTTTTTTAATTCGTCTTTTTTTATCATTACAAAATGCGATTCACTAAGCCAATAACACCACCATTCCGCTTCGCTTGTGGCTATTCCCGAACGTTTACCCCTACTTTCGTATTCTACGAATATATTTCCCGTTTCCAAGCATTTAAAATCGCGTTTAACTTCTATTTTTTGTTGGAGTAATTCGCTTAATTGGTTTTCGTATGTTTGACCTACCATTAAATCAAACTTAAAATCGTTATTGAAATTCATTTATTTTTGATTTATAGCGTTTAATTATTTCGTTTAGTTCTTCCCGTGTCCATTTCTTGTTTTCGTAGGCGCGGGCGTGTAATTCTATTAACCTATCCGCTCCTATTCTTTTTTGAATTCCTATTTGATAATAAAGTATATTTCCGTGTTTGTGTTGATTACAAGTAACACATTGCCCGTGTACATTTTCTTCGTCAAACGTTACCGCCTTATGCCCTCCCATGCTGAAGTAATGTCCCGCATCAAATTTTACGCCTAACGGCTTTTCGCAACTTACGCAAGGTTTATCCTTGTCGCGTAGTCGTATGTACTTATTAAAGGTTATTTGAGCCAATTTAAGGAGTTCGGGTAAGGTTTGCAGTTCGTCTTTTAATACCTTCTTTTTTTTCTTCCATTGCTTTTCCTTTTCGGATTCTATCCAAACACGTACGCAATTCGATTCTAAGCAGTATTTTTGATTAAATCGAACGGGAGTAAATACGGCTTTGCAGTTTTTGCATTTCATAAAATAGTATTTGCCATTTCAAAATAAACTTTTTCTAATTCTATTCCAATAAAGTTCCTATTAAGTTTCTTGCATATTTTACCCGTAGTACCAACCCCGAAGAATGGGTCTAAAATAGTTTCATTTTCTTTTGTGAACTTAGATATAAAATGTTCGCAAACTTCGTCTTTCATAACCGCTTTATGTTCTTTTGGCATATTAGAATTAACTGAAGTTGTTAAAATATTCTTAGTATAGGTTGTATTACTTTTTAATGAAATATCACCAAAAATTAAAAAATACTCAACTGCGTTTGTAATGTTATTACCGCTTGCAGGCATCGGGTTTGATTTTTCCCAAATGTGAATATCTACTATTTTCTCGTTAAACAATCCTATTAGTTTATACACGTCTTTTCTATTGTAGTAATTGGCTTGTATATTATAGAAAACGTGTTTTTTTGTTATTCGTAAAAGTTGGTTAATTACTTCTATATTCATTTCGAACCAATTACTATTTATATCCGTAAATTCAGCGTATTTATCGTTTCTTTTTCTATTGTAAGGTGGTGAAGTAAAAGAATAATCTATACTTTGGGTTTCTATATTTGGTAAAATATCCAAACAGTTCCCGTTAATAATTTTGTTTTGTTTCATAACTCAAAGGTTAAAGTTTTCAGTTTATTTTATAACTCCGTGGTTAACGATTTTATTTCGTTTTTCAGTTCTTTATTTTCGGCTTTTAATTCTAAGCATAACCGTTCTAACCTAAATGCGGATGAATTCGCAAACCTTAGTTCTTTTTCTAAGCCGTCAATTATTCTTCTTATTTCGTTAAGGTCTAACAACGTGGCTTCCATTGATTCGATTAAATCGGTTCGGTGTCCGTTTTTCTCTTTTATTTCGTCTAAACTGCTTTGTACTTTTGTTGCGGTGTATGTGGTTAATACCTTCGCTTTTAAAATTATTAAATCGTCCATCTTAAAAAGGTAAATTTGATTTCTTTGGGTTTCGCATATCTCTTAATGGATTAACTCCGTAAAGTTCAAAGCCTAAACCACTGTTCCAATCGCATAAAAGTTGCTCGCCAATTCCCGTTATTTTTCCTCCCGTTTCGGTATCCTTTACTTTTTCAATCGAAATCATTGTTTTATATTTCATTTGTTCGTGTTTTATTAGTCGGTGAATTACTAACATATCATCGCATCGATTTAGAAAAGCCTTACCGCCTTCGATGTGGTCTTTTAATGGGGGTTTAAGATGCCCCTTCCATTCGCCTTCGGTGTATAGGTTTCCGCTTCGCCCGCTTTCGGTATTTGGGTGAGTATTAATGTAAAGCGTTATGCCCGTTTTATTTACAAACTCACGTGCCTTATTCATAAAGGTGTAATTGCCTTCGTAAGTCATTTCGCGGTCAAGTCCCGTAAAAGGGTCAATTAACGCTACATCGCATTCCGATTCCTTAAATACCTCCAAAAGTTCCAAAGGTTTGTAAAGTTTACTATTATCGACGAAAATAAAAAATTGCTCAATGTAGGTTAGGTAACTTTGTATTTGGTTATTGGTTAGATTCTTGAATGGTTCGCCCGCATACATCTGTATTAAATCTCTTAAAATTTGTCCCTTTTGATTTTCACCGCTCCACAAACAGAACTTTAATCCGTGTTTTAATGCAAGACAAAGGAAATACCAATTTATCCAATACGTTTTACCTACGTTATCGTGTCCCAAAATTATGTTTACTTGCTTGCGTTTAAACCTTAAAAAGTTATCTAAAACGCAGTCAATGCCTAATCCTGCTTTTATTTTGCCCGCTTTTAAGTCAAGTAAGTATTGTATCGTGTCGCCCTGTTTAGTCAGCATTCGAATAGTCTTTAGTGTCCTTAAAATTTAACATCTTTTGCACGTAATTGTAGGTTAACTGCTCTTCGCTTAGTTCTTCTTTTTTAGGTAGCTTATCCCAAAACAAACCCTGCCAACCGTTTTCTATTGAATTATCAATAACAAACTTACATTGTTCTTCCGTAAAGTTTTCCATTTTAGCCAAAATAGTTTCCTGCGTAGCCTCCTTAATTGGCTTCTTAATTTGTTTTCGGTATTCTATCCACCTATCCAAAATAAGTTCTTTTTCATTCTTTATATTTCTTATACATTCTTGTTTGTGTTCGTTTGGTTTACTATTTGGTTTATCATTTGCTTTCCTATTTGGTTTATCGTCTGTTTGATATTCTTTATAGTTAACTATTGATATTAAGGTAGTTACGTTGGTTTTTTGCCTTACTATTTGTTCGTCTTTTTCTAGCATTTGTAAGAACCTTTCCACCTTACCCCTCGACCACTTCCAACGCTTAGATAAAGTATCTAAATCGTAACCAATTTGCCCCGTTTTTATGTCAACACGAATACCCCTCTTAAAGAAAAAATTATCCGTGTGGTTTGCTATTAAAAGCATATCCACCCAAGCCATACTACGAGTAAATGGTTCGGAAAAGTACAACGGGTTATCCGTTATTTTCCTGTGTAATTTAATCCATCCGCTCATAAGGCAAAATAGTTTTAATTTCTTGTCCGTGTAAAACTTCCAAAGTAATTTCTTGTAGTCCGTTTGAATAAGTACATTGTAAATAATACCGATTGCTTTCGGGTAAAAAACGTTTTTTAACGCTCACTAAATAATAATCATTAAACATAACTTAAAAATTTAATCAATAAAAAAACCCTATTAAATCCGTAGCCTTCGACCTCTACTTCATTAACAGGGTTAATAACATCTTTTGGCTTTATAGTGTCGAAGGAAGCCGAGTACAAATATAACTATTCTTCCGTTAACTTGTACTCATTTCTTAAAATTCTTCGTTGAATTTTTTCTAAACGTCTTACCGTGGTGCATTCAAGAATTTCGGAAACTAAGTCTTCAATATTTCTAACTACGGGGTTGCTTTCTAGTTCCTCTCGTATTTCTGCTGTGTCTGCTAAATAATATTTGTCTTCAATTTCTTCGTAATATTTTGCGTTTCTTACGTTGTGCAAAACGGTTGCGTGATTCATTTTAAACATTCTCGCGATTCTTGTAACGCTTAATCCGTGTTTACTTAGTCGGCTCATTAAGAACGCGCGTTGATGCACTAAATATTGATTTCTGCAACGTCTACGTAGGTTGTATTTTATTATTAAATGTTCGGCTTGTTCTATCATAATTTTTCTATTTCTTTTTTAACGTTTTCCCAATACTCGATTAAATCATAAATTGTTTTACTTGGGGTTAGGTTTTTAATATGCTCTAAATTTCATAATTCTTCGATTTCGTATTTAACTTCTTGCCAATAATCTATAGTAGGTTGATAAGTAATTAAAGTAATCAAAAGCAATATTTCATCAACTGCAATTACTGCGGATTTTTTAGCTAACTCATGCCAATATATTAAAACATCAGGGCCTAGCTCATCATTCATTATTTCTGCTTTAGCAGATGTTTCTTTGTTTGTCCATTCAATAGATTCTGCAACTGCAAAATACTTATTAAATAATTCTTGTGCTTTTTCTTTTGCGGTCATAACTCACGAATTTTAATTATTAGTTTTTCCCAAATATCCAAGCGCCTAACCGCATCCATTTTGTCGTAAGCCGTTATCGTTATCCGTGTTTTCGTTGGTTTGCTCGTTGCGAACTTCCTCTGCCAATATAGTATTTCGT